CTATGCAGGTTGAAAAGGTATATAAGGTAATACGCGAAGGAGCTTGTGACGAAACAGGTAAACCTTTGTATTACGATGAGGTTCAGACCAACGAGGTTATAGGTTTGAAAGCTACCTATAATAATCGTGTTTTTACTTTCCCAATCTCACTTTGCCGAGAGTTTTCCGGTTACTTCAAAGGAGCATTAACCCAACAAAGAGTAGAAGCGATTCTTCCAACCGCATACGGCAATGTTTTGGTTTATGGGGTAATTGACGAGCTGATGCCGGCCAGCGTCCACGACATCAAAATAACTGGAAGCTATACTGTAGGGAAGTTCAAAGACCATCACCAACATTTGGTTTATCCATACGCTTTGATGAAGAACGGTTCGGATGTGCGGACATTTGAGTACAACATTGTAGAGTTCAACAAAGGCGGTTATGTGATAGATACCTATACAGAAACATACGTTTTCAATCCTGAACGTGATATTCCCATTCTTACTAATCATTGTGAGGAGTTTATCCGGTTCTTGGAAGAAAACAGAGAATTGATAACTGACACTAAAATCTTTGGAAATGAATGATGGAGTTTATTTTGGCGAAAATGGTAACGAGGTAATCGTAATCAATGGATTTGAATACTCACGAGAAGAATTTGATTCCCTTGTGGATATGTGTGGAGATTGCAATATGTAATAAAAAGAACCAGTAATATTAGGTTATGGCAAATCAAATAACCGGACGGATAACCGAAATCGGACAAACTGTTCAAATACCATCCAAAAACGGTGGTTCCTCGTTTACAAAACGGGAGTTCATTTTAGATGCTACCACTTACGACCCTTATACGGGAGAGCGTAGCGAGTATGAGAATGTTATTCCCTTAGAGTTTTCAGGCGATAAGTGTGCAGAACTTGACCGCTTTAATCAGGGTGATGTTGTTACTGTATCATTTGTCTTACAAGGACATTCTTGGACGAATCAAGACGGAGAACTCAAACGTATGGCATCTATTCGGTGCTACAAAATAGATGCGCGTGGTGGTGTATCGCAATCCCAACAAACAACATCGGTACAACAGCCAGCGCCACAGTCGACCTATCAGCAACAGCCGCAGAATTTCCCGCCTCCGGTTGATGCTAATGGCAATGTAAAGGACGATTTACCTTTTTAGCGTATGCTGTTCGACTTGAAGAATGAATATCAAATACCCAAGTTCAAGGAGTATGTAAACAAGCTGTTTAGTGAACGTGCGGTGGTGGAAGTGAAAAAGAAACTACCTAACCGCACGCTTGCCCAAAACAGCTACTTGCATCTTCTTTTAGGGTATTTCGGTAGTGAGTACGGTTGCAGTCTCGACGAAGCAAAAATTGATTTTTATAAGAGGACTTGCAACCGTGATTTGTTTGAGAGAAAGACGGTCAACAAGAAAGGTAAGGAAGTAACTTACTTAAGAAGTTCTGCCGAGCTGACAACAGGTGAAATGACTTTGAGTATTGACCGTTTCCGTAATTGGAGTGCCTCAGTGGCAGGTATCTATCTGCCGGCTGCAAATGAACATCAAATGCTGATATACGCCCAGCAGGAAATACAAAGAAATCAAGAATTTATATGAAAAAGTACAGATTAAAAAAAGAGGCAGTCCCCTTCTTTGTAGATAAGCTGGCAACTGCTATTTACGATTGGGACGTATGGCAAAAGTACAACGTAGATGATAAAGCCCTTGAGGAAGTAGAAGATGCACGAATTGAGTACGGAATAAAAACGAGTGAATCCGGGGCTACTTTAGGTGGATGGGATAAAAACGGAATGACGCTATGTTTTACTCTCGTATTCCCATCAATGAAGTATCACGAACATGATGTCTTTAGTAAGGGTAAAATGGTGCGCGAGTTGATGAATCGCCTTCAAAGGGAAACTAACAGTTTTGTAACTGAATTTTACAATGAATAATTTATAAATCATATCGTTTATGGACAAATTTTTAGGACAAGAAATCCTTGAACAGGAACGTTGGCAGTTCCTTCAGGATAATGCCGATGCAGTAGAGAAAATCGGTTATACCCACCGATTCACACCCGAAGAATTGGCGCAAAAGAAAGAAACATTAGCCGAGGTATCAATTACAATCAATGATATTGAGATTGAAAAGAAAGAGGCTATGGAAGAGTTCAAAGAACGCCTGAAACCTTTGAATGAAGAAAAGCAGGAGCTTCTGGACCACATCAAGAGAGGTTCTGAGTTTGTGGAAAATGAAGAATGTGCCAAAATCCTTTACCATGAGGAAAAGATGGCAGGATTCTATAACAAGTTGGGTGAATTGGTTTACAGCCGCCCGATTATGCCGCAAGAAATGCAGAAGACAGTATTCAGTATTAACCGTAAAACAGGAACAGAATCATGAGCGAAAACAAAATTAACTTGGTTGTGCCGAAAGACTATAACGGCAAACCTATCGAAGTAGTATTGCGTGAAGGTGAAGCACCCGTAGCACTTGACCCGAAAGAACAGGAAAGAGTCGTTATCAATGGAACGATAGATGCACCTCTCAGATGGTTGGAGAAACGTGTCGAACTGATTAACCAGAAAGCGACGAACATTATTGTAAACCGTGATAAGATGGGGATGGCTCTGACGATTGACGAAACCAGTTACTATCAGACAGAAATCAACGGTATTTTACAGGCTTCAAAAGAAATGCAGGAGTTCGGTATCAACATGGATAAGAAATGGGAACCTATCAAGTTGTCCCAGTTCTTCAAGATGCACCGGGCTTTCTTTAAAGACAAGTCCGAGAGTATGACCCTGGTTTCTACTTTGAAAAATTTCAAGGCAAAAGTAAACCAAGACATTGAGCGCAGCAAGGAGGAAAACGGCAGCAAAGTTGACAACTACTCGCAGGTGGTTGATTCTAATTTGCCCAAGTCCTTCAAACTGAACATTCCTCTTTTTAAAGGTTTTTCTTGCGAAGAAATAGAGGTTGAGATTTACGCGGATGTAGACGGTAGAGACGTATCTCTTTCCTTAGTATCTGCCGGTGCGAATGAAGCTATCGAGGAATACAAGAATAAAGTGATTGACGAACAACTGGGTGCTATCAGACAGATTGCACCGGACATCGTAATCATCGAAGTATAACTTTGTTAACCTGCCTGTCCGGTCTGTGAAGATGGGGCGGGCGAAAATGGGGGTGCGCAGTGGAGTGCTTTTGACTTTCGAGAGGTGCACATGGTAGAAAGTACGGTACGTGAGATATAAGGAGTAATTAACCTTAGAAGTAGCGCAAAAGGATAAGTCCTTAATTGGGTGTTCGAATCGCCCCATCTCCACATAAATGTGAGCCACACATAAATGGCAAGGGTTAGTAAATAATGGTTGTGCCCCGGAGAATACGCTTCGGGGCTTTAATAAAAAACAGCATGGAAACAAAAGAAATTACCAAGACTATTTACATTGCAAATGACGGGAAAGAGTTCTTAACGAAAGAAGATTGCGAACAGCATGAAAGGTTTGTTGAAGAAATACTTTCACGTATTAAGTATTTCTGTATCAGATGTAATCCTGACTTAACAGAAACAGGAAATTTCTCTCATAAAATATATGTGGCTGTGTTTTCTAAACATTACCTATATAAAGATATTGCATTTCAATGGGCTTTAAAGAAGTTTGGTACTTACTTAGGGGAAAGCGTAATGGGATATGGCTTCCAACCCCATTTTAATGTAAGTGAAGTTTCTAAAGAAGAATATGAAGAATGCCCTGCTACTGTTTGGGGAGGCACTCCATTGAAGAGTGAGAAAATATTCCTTAGTCCTAAATCAGTAGAGGGATTTCCTGAAAACATTGACTACATGAAAGAATGGGGATTTAAATAATGCCATACTACATAAAACGAACAAAGGCCAAGAAGAAAGACAAGCCTTTACCTCTGTTTGATAAAGCAGGGATAACAATAAAGAAGAAGCCGGATTTGAAAGCTAAGCTCGACAAGGAGTTTTCCCTTTTTATCCGGCTTCGTGATGCAATGCCAAACGGGTATTTTAGATGTATCTCGTGCGGACAGATAAAGCCGTTTACACAAGCAGACTGCGGGCACTATTTCAGTCGTACACATTTGGCAACACGGTTTGATGAAAATAATTGCCATGCCGAATGCCGGCACTGTTTAACACCGGATTCTCTCGTCTTAATGAAAGATTTTATATGGAAACAGCTTGGTGAAATTAGTGTTGGTGAAGAAATATTTGCTTTTGACGAAGAAGTAATTTATAAAACTTCACGAAGATATAGGGTTGGAAGGGTTACACACATAGAACGTGATATTCAAGATGTGTATGAGGTAGAGTTAGAGAATGGAGATAAAATGAAGACAACTGCTAACCATAAATGGCTCGCAAGGGCAAGACAAGGAACTTCATACACATGGATTGAAACACAAGAAATGTGGGTTAATGGCGTAAATCTTCATGGGAAGCACAAGACCGGACCTCATACAGATAGGACTACGACCATTGTCTGTAAACCATTTCAAGTAATACAACAAGAAAAATCCTATGAAAGCGGATGGATTGCGGGAATGATTGATGCTGACGGACATATTTGTCAACAGAATATTTCTAATCCAGATGGGACGAAACGCTATGGTTTTCGTGTCGGTATAGCCCAATGTGAGAAGTACATGGATATTTGCTCTGAAATAAAACGCTTACTTGAAAAGTTCACAGGAAATAATAAAACTTGTCGGCAGATGATGGAAGATTCAAATAGGCGTGGCACGTTTAAAAAAACGTATCAATCTTGGCAATTTCTTATAACAGGTACAAACATAGAGAAGCTCCAATTTTTAATGCGTGTTCGTCCGCATAAAATTGAAAAGGTGGATATTGAAAAACTTGGCAAACTAAAATCTCAATATGATACCAAAGTGAAAAGTATCAAATATATAGGTAAAGAGGAGATTGTCGTGATGGAAACGGATACGCGTACTTTCATTGCTAACGGCTATGCCATGCACAACTGCAACCGTTTCCGTGCCGACCACCTTGAAGGCTACCGTGAGAATTTGATAGCCAAAATCGGGCAACAGAAATTTGACTTGCTGAAAGTGAAAGTTGCCAGCACTTCCAAAATGACTGATTTTGAGTACGAACAGCTAATCAAGTATTACAAAGCACTCAATAAGAAGTTACGAAAGGAGAAAGGTTTATGAGTTATGTATTGCGAGATTACCAACAGAAAGCCTCTGATACTGCCGTTTCTTTCTTCAATAACAGGGCGAAGAAAACAAATGCCATTATGGTGCTACCTACGGGCAGCGGAAAGTCGCTTATCATAGCGGATATAGCCGCAAGGCTTGACGGTCATACCTTGGTGTTCCAGCCCTCGAAGGAAATACTCGAACAGAATTTCAAGAAACTCTGTTCATACGGTATTCTTGATTGCAGCATCTATTCTGCATCCTTTAATTCAAAAGAAATAAGCCGGATAACATTCGCCACCATCGGCAGTGTGAAGAATCATCCCGAACTGTTCACCCACTTCAAGAACATCATCGTGGACGAATGCCACCTTGTTAACCCTAAAGAGGGTATGTACAAAGATTTTTTTGATGCGGTGAAGTGTAAGGTTCTTGGACTGACAGCTACACCGTATCGTTTAAGTTCCAGCCGTGACTTTGGTTCTATGCTGAAATTTATCACCCGGACAAAGCCTCATGTCTTTTCAGAGGTCATTTATCATGTACAGGTATCAACCCTATTAGATATGGGCTATTTGGCGAAGTTGAATTACTATCCAATGAATCCTTCGGGATGGAACGAACTTAACTTGAAAGTAAATACTACTGGTGCCGACTATACAGATAGGTCAGTTCAAAGAGAATATGAACGGATAGACTTTTACGGCTATCTCGTTCATATTGTCCAAAGACTGATGAATCCCAAAGCCGGAGGAAAACGGAAAGGTATTTTAGTCTTTACCCGTTTTTTGAAAGAAGCGGAGCGGCTTACCTGGTCTATACCCGGAGCCGCAATCGTTTCGGGTGACACCCCAAAAGGTGAGCGCGAAAGGATACTTGAAGCATTCAAGGCTGGTGAAATTTCGGTAGTGGCGAATGTCGGGGTATTAACCACCGGCTTTGACTATCCGGAACTTGATACAGTTGTTATGGCACGTCCTACAATGTCACTTGCTATGTGGTATCAGATAGTCGGTCGTGCCATCCGCCCGCATCCTTCCAAAGAATGTGGATGGATAGTTGACCTCTGTGGTAACATCAACCGCTTCGGTGAGGTAGCAAACCTGCGCTTACACGACAGTGGTAACGGTAAATGGGCGGTCTATTCTAATGGCAGACAATTAACCAACGTAAGGTTTTAAATTATGGTAAAGAAAAATGAAAAGCAGGTAATCCGACCGGATACATGTGCAAAGTGTAAGAGAGGAAGATTCATTTCTGTCTCTAAGGATAATCCCAGAGTGGTTTATTGTAATCTTTTTAATAAACATTTTGTTGCGGATAGTAAAAGAAACTGTATTCATGCGTATTAATATCAAAACAATATGGCTGGTAGACCTACCAAACAAGGGATAGATTATTTCCCTATGGATGTCGGTTTCTTTTCAGATGTTAAGATAAGGAAGATTTCGAGAGCATGCGGTTCCCAGTCTGCTTCTATACTTATTTGCCTGCTGTGTAATATCTACAAAGATGAAGGGTATTACATTGTGTGGGATGAAGATTTGCCTTTTGTTATTGCTGACATAGTTGGGGTTTCCGAGGGCGCAGTAAAGGAAGTACTGATAAAAGCATTACAAGTCGGCTTTTTCGACAACACACTTTATGAGAAATATCATGTTCTAACCTCTTTTGGAATACAGAAACGATTTCTCCTTGCTACTTATAAACGAAAAGAAACAGAGCTAATTCCCGAATATATGATTAATGATGTCAATAATTCAATTAATGACGGAATTAATTCAATTAATGATGTCAATAATGAACAAAGTAAAGTAAAAGTAAAGAGAAAGAAAAGTATATCCCCCTCACCCCCTTTAAAAGGGGGAGGTAGGAAGAAAAGTGAACCTAAGGAAATTAATTCTAAAGCCCGCTTTCTTTTTGAGGAGTATTTCAGAAAGACTTTTTCTAATAGCTATTACTGGACTGCAAAAGATGCAGGTGCCATGTCTCAGTTATTGAATAAACTCAAATTTCAAAGGGAACAGAGACAGATGGATGTTTCGGATGATTCTTTGTTGTACGCCCTTCAGTATCTTCTTTCCTCAATTAAAGAGGGATGGATATTTGATAACTTCAGCGTAACTAATATCAATTCTAAGTTTAATGAAATTATATCTCAAGCGAGAAATGGAAGCAATCGGAAAACTGATACAGAACCGGACAAAAGCTCCGCTGGCATCCAATCAATCGTCTTCGGTAAATAAGGCTAATCAGAAGCAATGGAGCAGGGAACAGGCTGACATATATTGGCGTAATCAACTCGTTGCATCTATGAAAACAATCTCGCCAGTCTTTATGGTTGATGATAGTAATCGCCAATTATTGAAAGCCCTTTATCAATGGGTTTGGGGGATTCCCGGAGTATTGGATGTAAGCAAGGGATTATTATTACACGGCTCTATCGGAGTGGGCAAGTCCACTTTGCTGAAAGGGCTACAGAACTATGCGGCAAAAATCGCCCGTTATTGTATTGGCGGCGCGGATACTGGATTGACCTTTCAGTTTACCAGTGCTGCCGAGATTGCCTTACAGTTTGCCGAGAAAGGTATTATCGGGTTGAACCTATACACAGATAGGTCATGTATGCACAATCTTGCCATTGACGAGGTAGGACGGGAGCCTATGGATGCCAAGCACTTTGGTACGGGCATAAATGCCATTCAGACCGTTTTACAACTCCGTTATGAGCAGCGATATAATTTCTATACCCACATGACTACCAATCTTGACCCGGACAAGGAGTTCTCTCAACGGTATGGAGCCTATATAGCCGACCGGGTGAAAGAGATGTTTAATGTGATAAAAATCGAGGGGGAAAGCCGAAGATGAAAGACATAAAACAGATAGCGACTATTCTGTCAATTCTGATAGTGTATGCCGCTTTTTATTTTGTCTGCTACTGGATAGCGGACTATTGTTTAAGGACTTACTTGTAACTGATGAAAAAAGATACACGATTATGAAACCAAGAAAACAACTAATTGACGCCGCCGTAGCCAATGGTAGCATTGACAGAATGAACATGTTGCTATCCGCTGCACACCTGCTGAACTGTGAAGCCAACAGTTTGGTGGAAGAAGCGAGCGATTTAATGGCTGAAAACGGTCTTCTGCTTGGAGACTTGAAGAAGCTGCACAACGACTTTGTTAGAGTTGCCGACAAGTATTTCAAAGAGTTTGTCACCCTCGTAACCACCGATACTGCCAAGATGGATATGTTCTCTGACCTTGACGGATTCGACAATGCTTTCAGAGAATGGGCGAAAGTTCCTAATGACTGGAAACCGAAGGAGGTGAAAAAATGAACACTGATAAATACAAGGTTGGTAATTCTAACTCAATATTCAGGACTCTTGGAGCAAGCAACCACACGGATAAGGACCGCCAAAATGAAGATTTCTATGCTACAGACCCGATAGCGGCAGAACTTCTGTTGAAAGAAGAAAAGTTCTCTCACAATATATGGGAATGCGCCTGTGGGCAGAAGCATTTGTCAGGCGTATTCGAGAAACACGGGTATAATGTCCGCAGTTCCGACCTGGTAGACCGATGCGGAAATGAGGTTTTCGACTTCCTTTCAATTGAGAACCAGTCTTGGAACGGTGATATAGTCACCAACCCGCCTTACAGGTATGCTCTTGAATTTGTGTACAAGGCTCTAAGCGTCATACCGGAGGGGAACAAGGTTGCCCTGTTCCTAAAAGTTCAGTTCATGGAGGGTAAGGAACGCAAGGCGCTATTCACCCGTTTTCCTCCCAAAAACATCTATGTGTCGAGTAGCCGCATCCTTTGCGCAAAGAACGCCGAGTTTGAGAAAATGAGAGCCGGTGGCGGGAGCGCAGTAGCATACGCATGGTATGTATGGGAAAAAGGATTTAAAGGTAATACCATAGTTAAATGGATGAATTAATGGTAACAAGTGAAATGAAACCTATTTATAACCTTATAATTCTCCTCATGGACTGGCTTTCGGTAGAGGTCGGAAAGGATGAGGAGTGGTTCTGAATTATGGAAATGAAGAAAAGCGAATTGACACACGGCTCTCTGTTTAGCGGCATCGGTGGCCCGGAAATAGCTGCCGAGATAATGGGCTGGAAAAACGTGTTCCATTGTGAAATAAACCCGTTCGGGAGAAAAATACTTGATTATTGGTTTCCAAACAGCAAAAGTTATGAAGACATCACGAAAACAGATTTTACAGAGTGGCGGGGAAAAATCAATGTCCTCACCGGAGGTTTCCCCTGCCAGCCTTTTTCTTGCGCCGGACAGCGAAAGGGAGCGGAAGATGACCGCTACCTCTGGCCGGAAATGCTACGAGCGATACGGGAGATTCAGCCCGATTGGGTTGTTGGTGAAAACGTTGCTGGAATCCTCTCGATGGTACAGCCCGGCAGTGAAACTGCGTTGGGACGTGAAGAATCTCTGTTCGGAGAGGTTGACCGAAAAAGAATATTGCATCGGCAGGAATACGTCGTCGAAACAGTGTGCAACGACCTTGAACGTGAAGGATATTCCGTCCAACCGGTTGTTATTCCGGCTTGTGCCGTCGGAGCGCCGCACAGAAGAGACCGCGTCTTCTTTATTGCGAGAAGAATACAAGACAATAACAACAACATCGGGAGTGGATATACTTGTAGATTCGGAAGATTTTCCGTTTCTGAATCAATGGAAATGGAAGATAAACAATTCAGGGTATGTTTACAGAACAATCAGAGCGAAAGAAGATGGAAAGAAATGGAAGACTATCTTGATGCACAGATTGATTTGCTGTCCGAAGGAAAACGAGGAAGTGGACCATATCAACAGATGCAAAACGGACAACAGAAAGCAAAATCTTCGGATATTAGCTCATTGGGAAAATCTTCACAATCGGAAGAAAGGTTCAGGAGTAAGGAAACCGAAGGGACGGAACAAATGGCATGCGATAATCTATGTGAACAGGAAAAGGATTCACCTCGGATTTTTCGATACAAAAGAGGAGGCGATGAATGCAAGGTTGAATGCGGAGAGAAAATTGTTGCCCACCGTGCAGACGCAGGGCCTGAAAGTATGCAACGGGAATGGGAAAACAACATTCTATCCGGTAGAACTGCTCCCAACTCCGATGTCTACCGACATACACCATGCAAAACGGGTGAAGGATTTGAAAAATGCAGGTGCAAAAACGATGGCGAGTCGAAGAAACGGAAGCAATCGTCCGAATGGCCTAATGGATTTCATGGATTTCCACGGAATGTTACCTACACCAACGGCAAGTTGTCACAATCCCGGAACGGCAAAGGACCGGAAAGACGGCAGTCCCCGGACATCAGAACTGAACCATTTGTGTGCCCGCCTGATTGGAAAAACTTCCCAACTCAATCCCCTGTTTGTAGCCGAGATGATGGGATTTCCACCAGATTGGACGGTATTGCCTTTTCAAAGTGGCGGCAGGAATCGATAAAGGCATACGGCAATGCGATTGTCCCACAAGTGATGTATGAGATATTCCTGGCAATAGAATCTATAGAAAAAGGCAAATAGTATGAACATCCATCAGACAGTCCCCCCGCTCCGATTGCACCTCTTTCGCCAGATGTGGCAAGCATTCCCTTGCCTATTGCCGGAAGTACGGCGCATCCGAATGCGGCCCGTGCGAGATAGTGAAACGGAAACCGAGAAACCGGGTGATGGTGGACGGTGTAGAACGCAAGGTGTGCAGCCGCTGCAAAAGGCCGCTTCTACTATCCTGCTTCTATGACAGGACAATCTATCGCAACGGAAAGGCGTATCACATCAAAACATCATGGTGCAAAATGTGTGTTTCGGAAGACAATCGGGAACGGAATAAAAGAAAGGAAAACAAATGAATATAAAGAAAATAAAGGAACATAACCCTCAATCCTTTTTAGACGATTTGAAACGGGTAAGAGAAATCATGGTCTATACAGGACATACCAACTCCTACTATAAGATTCTTAAACACGAATTGTTGAGAGATGCGGAAGAGAAAGCCATCACGTACTATATAACGGATTCTATATTCGCCAGAAAGCGTGATGTCATGGTAATAATTTAATCGGAAGAATATGAAACAAACAATTATTCCAGCTTTTAAATATTGGCTCCGGATACACGGCTTTCGCTTAGAATGGTTCGGTACCGGAACAAAAAACAATCCAATCAAGATTAAATCAAGAAAAAGAAATAAGATATGAAACAGACAATAAAAGAAGCAGCAAGGGAAGCAATTCATAAGCATTATAATTGTAATGGAACCTATCCATGTTCAGAACGTGAATATTGCGAGCACTGTAATGGACATAACACGGCCTTTGATTGCTGTGAATGTGGTGCAGATGAATTTAAAGAAGGATTTATTACTGGCGCAGACTGGCAGGCAAAGCAATCTCCGTGGGTGAGCGTTGAGGAACGGTTGCCGGAAGAAAATGAGAATATCATTATCATGTGCAAGCATGGCGCAATATTTAATGGCACATACTGTAATGGAGCATGGTTCTGTATGGACGGTTATATCAATGATAGTATAGCAGTCATTTGCACCAGCATAGAGGGACTTGGCAACTACGAAACGAAGATTATTAATTTGAAAAGACAATAGCCATGACCGAAGAACTTGTGACATTAGAGACTGCGAAGCTGCTGAAAGAGAAAGGTTTCAATTGGAAGTGTGAACACCTAATAGACCGCAATAAGGTTATTACAAAATATGACCTTCCGCAAAGTATGTCGTGTTGTACGGAAATAGATAACGAATCAGTTGAATTTTTGTGTCCAACATTGTATATCGCCCAAAAGTGGCTGCGTGAAAACAAAAAACTTCATATCACTATATATAATAGTGCTTCTGGTTACACATACGATATATCTAAAGCAGATATGGGAACGGTAGTCTTTTGTTTTCCTGAAGGACCTAACGATGGTGGGAATTGGGATGCCTACGAAGAAGCACTTGAAGCAGGATTACAGGAAGCATTAAAACTTATATGATTATGAAAGCAAACCTAATATTTTTTCTTGCGATATTCATCGTATCAGCATTATTCATCGGTCATTTCCGACTGACATTCTCACCGTTCAGTGTATCCCTACCCTATTGGCATAGGGCTGTAGGAGTTATTCTTATCGTTGTAGGATGCTTGGTTTACAACATAGGTGAGCATATATCAGGCTACAAGAAAGGACTGGATGAAGGTATGGAGATTGTTTTGAAAGAGTTAAAAAAAAGATACAATGAAGAAGATAATGTTCAATGATAAATACAGTCTAACCCAGGCTGTATTGGATGGTCGGAAGACGCAGACAAGAAGAATCATTAAGTGTCCGAAAGCATATCAAGAAAATCCTGCTGGATGTTTTAGGATTACTGAATCAGATGATGTTAGCCCCCTTTTTGAGATTCTTGTATATGATAAGGACTGTAATGACTTTGTTCCAATGTTTATTCAGCCGAAGTACAAGGTTAGTGGAGTTTTTGCCATTGCACAATGTTATGAAAGTTTAGGGATGAATCCCGAAATTGCACTTAATGATAGGGACGGAATAGGATTTTATACTAAAACTAAATTCGCACCCGGTTGGAAAAATAAAATGTTTGTCCGCGCTGACCTCATGCCCCATCATATCCGCATTACCAACATCAAAATCGAAAGATTGCAAGACATCTCCGATAAAGATTGCTTGAAAGAAGGAATTTACAAAGGACAATGCGGAAGTGCAGATACACATTTTATGGATGCTTATTATTATAAAGGGGACATTCAGCCTTATTGCACCCCTCGTGAAGCCTTTGCCGCCCTCATAGATAAAGTCTCCGGCAAAGGGACGTGGGAGTCTAACCCTTATGTTTTCGTTTACGAATTTGAATTAGTTGATTAACCATGAATAGAAAAGAATACCAGGAACACTGCAAGCATTACAGCCCCTACAGTGGACAATGCTACAAAAGGTCATTCATATCGGGTGTAGCAAACAATGTGCATGTGAACATGCGGTGTGATGGGAAATGCCCCCGTATGAGTAATTACGACAAGAGAAATAAATTAAATAGCCTTGGACGGGCTTTGTAAAATCCATATTGATATGAAAAAGTATATTGGAACAAAACAGATTGAAGCAGAACCTATGACAAGAGGTGACGCGTGGGGGAAACATCTTCTTAGAGAAAAACCGTCAACGGAAAATTTTGACGATGAGGGTTATCATGTCCGTTATGAATATGGATATGAAAGCTGGTCGCCTAAAGATGTATTTGAAAAGGCATACAAGGTAGCTGATACTCCTCTTGACCGTATGTATATCGAATATAATGAGTTGATGGACAAACATAATAAGTTAGTCCTGTTTCTTGGCCGAAAAGATGCTGTTGAAATAGCTGGTGAAAATCAGATTACTTTAATGGAGGTTCAAAAAGTACAGATGCACGACTACCTTCTTACTTTGAAAGAGCGCATTGGGTTAATGAAGAAATAAATATTGCCATACGGCGGTTGGACGTCTGCCGTATGGCTCAAAACAGAATAAATATGGATACAATGAATTGAGAGAAAACAAACATGGAAAAAAGTATTAAACATTTCCCGTTACGTATAGACTGCCGTACAGTCATATATGTAACAAAAGATAAGCTTACCCCTGAATATGCAGAGAAGAAGCGAAAACTATTCAATTCTATTTCAGCGATTGAAAAGAAGGGTGGAGGATACCGGGTAACAGTTGATGTCGAAGAAGTAAGGGAACTTGTTGTCAGCGGCATGCGCCTGAAAGATATTGGTAAGAAATTGGGAGTGAGCAAAACCACTGTTGATAACTATATAAAGAAGTATGATTTGAGAAATGGAAAAAGATGAAACAGTTTGGACTGATGCGAAATGTGCAGCCCTTCGAGTTGAGTTCCTTACCAGTCGTGAGGAACTCTTTTTGTATGCAAAAGCCATCTATTCCGCTATG